TTCAGCTTGCACAGCCTGACCGATTGCTTTACCAAGCCGATCAGCATTGGGTTGGTCACCTTGCACGTTACTGCCAGTTGCATCAACGTTCACGACTACGTTACCCACCCCACCACCAGAAGACTCGACGCCAAGCTTGCCGTTAGCGCCACGACGTAAAGGCATAATGGCCTCAGGGCCAGCCTCTCCCATTAGCCCCATACCGTTAGCCATGGGGAAAATAGTTGGCTTGTTTACGATTCCGCCGGAAGCAAAAGGAACAATTTTGTTGTTGGCGTACACATTCCCGTAAGCAGATGGAAAAATCTTGTCAAAAATGCTGCCAACGCCTTGACGTAAAAACATCCCTGATAGCTCGCGCAAAAGCCCAGACAATGATTCGCCAAGCGATTTAGTGCCATCAACCAAACCTTCAATTGCCGAAACAACGTTGTTTTCAATGGTGTCGCCAATTGATTTATAAAGGTTATTTAAATTATTTGCTTGCTCTTCTGCTTTTTTATTTGCATTGTCTTGAGCTTCCTGCAATTTGCGTACATTTTCCCTTGCCTCTACCAGCTGGAAAGCTTTAGAAAAAGGAACGCCTTGCTGGACTAATTCGTTAACTGTTTGCACAACATTTGCAAATTCTTCGCCTTTTTCGAGCCTTAGCTCAGCAAATTGTGTTTCCTTTTGAATGTCGGCGATAGCTTTTTTTGCGCTATTTTCACGCGCAATTTGAAACTTAAGAACACTTTGAGTAAATTTTTGATACGCGTCGTCTGCCTTTTCCGCTTCTGTCTTGCCTGACGTTTTTTCTTGCAACGGGTCCAGCCTGCCACCACCAGTCTTTCTGGTGTAACCTTCCGGTGCAGTTGCTGTGCCTGTGAGAATGTTGCCTAGCTCAGCAAGATCTTTTTTAGTCTGATCAAAAAATCCAGTAAACCGATTCTTAGCAAGATCTATTGCGCCAAAAAAATCACCCGCTAGCACTCTGCCAACTATTTGCACGCCTGCCACTATGTTTTTAATAAGCACATCAACCAGCTTAATAGTTGCAAAAACAGCAGCAGCAACAACTCTGATGCTGGCAGCAATCACGGTAAACAAAGGTTCTAGGTTCGTGCCCTCGTCAAACAACGTGGCGAAAGACTGCGTAATCTGAGTAAGAGCAGGCAACAATGCGTCAAGAAGTTGCAGCCCAAACTTATTAAATACCCTGCTAAGTTTTGTTACTTCGTCGTTATAAAAAGCCGCGTTTTGAGCAAATTCTCCGCTCAATCCAAAATTAAATTCCTCTAACGCCGCACTGCCCCCGTTCAACATCGTGATCATGTCAACGCCAGACTTGCCAAATAGATCCAAGGCAGCCGCAGCTTTTTCAGGTCCATCAGGTAAATCAGCAAACCGGTCTGCAATCTCGCCTAACAGCTGATCTGTTGGTTTTAAATCGCCGTTCACCTTTTTTACGTCGATGCCGAGCTTGGCATAAGTGTCGGCATAGGTTTTAACCCCATCTGCTGCTTCAACCTGTGTCCTCGCAAGAGTCTTCAAGCCAACTTCAAGCTGTTTCTGGGATACGTCAGCGAGCTTGCCCGCCTCAACGTATGCCATAAGTTTTTCCGCTGCGATCACTGTCCTGACCTCAAGTTTTTGAAACGAATCAGCCGTATCAATTGCCCCCTTCAAAACGGATGCAAACCCGCCAATAGCCGCCGCCGCAAATAACGCCTTGAACGCACCGCCTAGGCGGCCAACACTGTTACGCAAGTTTTTAACCTTGCCCTGCACGCCTTGCATTGAATTGCCAAGACGCTTGATGTCGTTCTGGCCTGAAACAGAAGCTTTTAAGCGGAGCAGGGCATCCATAAGTGTTTCAGCCTTGGCTTCTGAAGGTTTTTAGAACTATCGCTTCGATGACTTGAATTTGCTCAAGCACAGCACGATGATCCTTTACTTCAAACAGTTTAAGCATCCAAGCCACGACTGTATAGTCGAGCCCGACAAGACCAGACATAGAAACTCGCCATTGAGTCTGGCAACGTGAAAACACGCTGATGGCGTCCCAGTTCTCTTCCCAAACCTCAAACTCAGCAACTTTCTGGGCCTTGCGCATAGCGTTGATTTCTCCAGGGTCCATGCCTTGGTCCATCAACTCTTTGGCGCTTTGCTCGAAAGCACCGGCACTTTCGCACCAATGCTCAGCGGCCCCTTCTAGTTTTTTGATTGAGCCCCTTGAAAAAAGTCAGCGTAAGCATTGATAACAGCCCTTAAAACAAAAGGGTCATCAAACAATTCTGCAGCTGTCTCATCTGTGTAGGGCACATCATCGCCCTCTTCATCAGTAACGCCTTCCCAACCCTTGACGATAGAAAGTACAAGAGTCATTTCATCTTGATCAGCCAACTCGTTAAAACGAGAACGGCCAATCTTCACGAACTCGATTGTGAAAGACTCTTTGCGGAACTTGCCACCGTCAACAGGGATGCTGACGGTAACAGGCCATTTGTGCGTTGAGTCTTTCTTTTTGAGAACGAAAGGCATACAAATCAGGTGAAAGCTAATGACAGCTCATCGTTGCCAGACGAGCTAGGCACAAGTGTAGTTGGAAGATTCAACATCACAATGCCTTGATCTTCAGAATAAGAGGGATTGCCAAGTGACAAACCGCTTGTTGGTGAAGTCAGCGTGATGATGTTGCCCGCAGTATCACCGTGTTGAATACTGAGGTTGCCTGATGTACCAGCAACGGACAGTGCAAAGAAGTCCTTAGTGGAAAGAGTAGGGGCCTCAATCACAAAGTTTGCAGTCGCTGCACGGTCAGTGATTTGCACTTCTTTAGTGGAGTTAACCAGTTCCCGGTAGATCACTTCATTGCCTAGATCAATCTCTGCAGACTGCAAAGCCAGGTTGGTGGCTGAGTACAACGTGAATCCAACCGTGTTGGTGTCGTTGAAGATCTCAGGGTCAGCCTGATTGCTAAACGTCAGAGTTGGCGAGGCAGTGTCAGTCGGTGCGTTGTATTGACCGGTAAGAGTGAAGTTGAAAACAGGGATTTGATTCGCGTTCAGACTAATTGAATAAGTCCCTCGGCAACCAGTAACGATGTGACGGAGCCCGTCAGTGTCGTAGTGGATCGTGCAAGACTCAAACCCAGTTGAACGCGGGACATAAGTCACAGAAGTGGATGCAACTGTTGTGGGGTTCATCCCACAAGCTCGCAAGATTGGGTCATATTTAGGAGCAGTGCCAGCCGCGCCGCTGCCTGAATATTCAACCTCGAACGAAACAATTACACGAGTGTTCGCGATTAGCTGCGGGCTGTTGCCCAGGTAGCTGCGAATCAAATCACGCGAAAGCACCTCAGATTCAGCGGGCTGAATTTCAAGATTTCGCAGTTGAATTGCGTCAGCACTGCCAGTAGGAGTTGGATCGGTTCCGTAGCTTGATTCAATCTTTGCAAGCGCGCTCCTCACGCGGGCTAGCTTTGCCATCGTTCAGAGCCTCAAACTAAATAGGTTTCTTGTTACAGCTTAAGTCAAGCTACGGCTGGAACATGATTAAGCTGCCGTCAAATTCTCGCGGTCTGTGCGGTATTTCACGAGATAGTCCATTGCGACAACACCTAACGGCACGTCGGCATCAAAGAAACTGAAATTTGTCGTATCAGCATCAATGTCTAAGGCGTAACCATTCACAGTGGGATCGGCCATGATTTTGCTGTGAACCTCCTCAACAAAGGCATCAGCGGTATTGCCTGGCGCGTCGTTCCGAACAAAAACTGAGCACCTGACACGCAGGCTCCACATTGTTTTGACGTATGAATCTTCAGACGGATCATCAGAAACAGGCTCAAGCACAATGGCAGGGACTTCCCCACGCGCTAAAGGTGTTGTTTTGACGCGATAAATAGTGGCCCCACTAATCGCATCAAGATTTGTTTTGATGCGAGCCAGGATGTTTTCTCGACGCGTCGTCATGTCTTCTGCAGCGAGATTTCACAAAGCAACCCGTCGTCAATCAAGCGTGTCTCACGCACTGTGTAGGCAACAGAATCGACGGTGATGCTGGTGCCTGCTGTAAGGGTGCCAAAGTCAGAAGCCTTGGCGGTGATTTGATAATCAGTGCTTAGAACCATGTCACCAGCTAAAACCTGGCTGGGCTGATCCAACAAGACTTTGGCGGTTGTAGAGCCTGACGTTGCAGACACGCCAAAAGGATCATTAAGGAAGACCCCTAGATCGTCTGATAAAAAATCAGCTAACGCCATCAGCCTTAGGTTTCCGAGTGCGTTTTGCTTTGGGCTTAGGGTCTGCAGCCGTTTCGTCAGCTTTGATTGCTTTACCCATGCGGATTAACAATTCACCGTCTGCGTTGCTTAAGTCATAGCTTTGACCAGCCTCAAGGACTTGGCCGCTTGCCATAACTGCTTTGGTGCAAGTGACTTTCATAAAAAAAAGGGGGGCCGTTGCCGGCCCCTGTGATCATCAAGCGGTGGTGATGTCTTCGATCGATGCAAAGGCAGAAGCCTGGCGCACAGCAACATCAAACGAGATGATGCCGCGGACAGAAGTCAATGCTTTGCTGAAGTCATCAGAGTCAGTGCCAATTGTGATTTCCAGGCCGTTGCCGTAGAAACCAATCATGGCCTGGCTGAAGTCGCCAGCAACCAAGGCAGAACAAACGCTGGAGCTAGTGCCCTTCGTCAAGTTAGAAGGAACAGCGTTAGTCATTGCCAAGGGATAACCGTTAAGGGTCAAAGGCGTTGGGCCACGACCGATAGCGGAAAGATCCGAGTTGTAAAGGAAAGCACCGTCACCAGCAGCTGAACCACCAGCGCGGAGCTTTTTCAACCCGCCAATCACCTTACCGTTGGTGATGTAAGCCATGTTTGGACCAAAGGCGTTGTCTTCGGTAATGGCAGTTTCTAGATCAACCACTTTTTCAAGGGTCAATGAACCACCGTTGGTTCCCATCGCAACGGATCCAATGCCGGAAGTGTTGCGGATGCCTGTTGGCTGACCAGAGGAGCCAGAACCGTTAAGCACTGCAGCATCAACAGCGTTGTTGATTCCGTCAGTCAGATCACGGCGTACAAGCTCTTCAATGCCAGGTGTGCCCTGAAGCAAGGTTTGACGGCTGTACTTGGAGAGGGCCGCCAGGTTTTTTGGCGACAATGTTATTTGGTCGAATGTGCTCTCACTTTGGGTGATCGCGGTTGTCTCAGAAGACAGGTAGTAGGTGCTGGAAACACCAGAGCGGCGAGGGATTGCAACATCACCAACCAAGCCGGTCAGGGTGCGAACGCCCAGGCCAACTACAGGTGAAGCATTCCGCAGGGCTTCAATGAAGTCATCAGCCAGCAAATCGGTTGCAACAAGGTTGCCGCCGGTCGTTGCGCCAGAAGTGACGTAGGTGGCGCGTTGTGACAGCGCAGAGAAAGGAACAAAGAAGGAACGCTCACTCGTGGCAGCAATGCCAGAGCTGCGCTGAACTTCTTGGCTCAGCTCACGGCAAAGACCAGCGCCATGCGATGACCAATCACCAGTGATCAAAGCGCGGACGCCATCGATCAGCTGATAACGCTCTTGGGTCTGCTGACCAAGGTCAACAGGCGCAACAGTTTCGACAGGCTTGGAGCCAATCTTTTCGAGAACAGCTGCACGGGCAACATCAATGCTGCTGCCGTTATCAATCAGCTGCTCAGCAAGGTCACGCATTTCGTGCTTGCCGCAAAGCTCTTGGATGTTTTTGATGCGGGTACGCTCTGACGAGGCAGCCTTTTTGGAAGCCTCATCGCGCACCACGTTGATATCGGGTGCTGTGGACATTTGATTCTCAGAATCGGGTTGTGTGAGTGGTGCGACGCGAGCCGCAGAATCAACCTCAGAGGCTGTTTCTTTGTCCATTGTAGTGTCTGAAAGCAAAGATCTCCCCACGCCAATGTTTGGATCAGCGGGGACACTTACAACGCTGATTTCGTAGGGCTCCCACGAAGTTGCCACAAATTCGTTGTTGCGCTCTTCCATCTCTTTGATTCGATAACCAAAGGAGATATTGCGCATAATTCCGTCTTTAACGTCCGCTAATACTTCTTGCGCAAAAGAGTTGCGGCTAAAGCGAACACGGCTAACGCCTTTCTTTTTGTCGTCGTCAAGGTAGGCACGTTCAACAACACCGATCGGACGATCCATGTCGTGATTGAACAGAAGCGGTGCGCCGTCGTTCAATCTGCTCAAATCTGCAGCGTCTTTGTCATGGCTCAGAACCTCTGAACCAAAAGAACGCTCAACCGGATACTCAGAGCTGAAGCTGAACTCCATCACCCGGTCTTCCTGCTCCTCAAACTGAGTTTCCCCAGCCCGCTTCAGCAATGCAGTGGCAGAACGCAATGCAGAGATTTTGGTCAGCGTTGAGAACCGATGACCGGCCTTCACGTCTGTGGCTTCAAAGCTTTCATCTGTTTCGCGATAAACAGTGATTAACGCTGCAGGGTCATCCTCATCACCATTAATAGTGAACTCAGAGCCAGGCACATTGATTGAGCCATCGCGCTCAATCCGATCAATCTTTCCTCTGGCAGTGCCACCAGAACTGTCCCATTGGACAAAATCACCAACACTTAGGCCGTCAGGCTCTGCCCTGCTTGCAAGATCCTCAGCCATTGGTAATTCACGAATATCTTTAATTCTATCCGCCTTTCCGGTTGACCACACCTGGCCTGCATCTCCGCCCCATGCAGCCCACGCCACACGACCGTTTGATGGGTAGCCATCCTCTCCAGGGGAAAAACCTTTGCCTTGCTTGTCAACTTCATGGCGGGCAAACCATGCCGCCATAGCGATCACAACATCTCCCGATAATTCGTTGCCACTCAGGATCTGAGTTGCACGCCGTGCCGCCACTTCTGTGCCGCCAGACTCACCTTCAGATTTCCATTCGCGATAACGCTCAGCCTCGGCTTTCATGCCCTTAGTAGGCATTAAATCGATCTCTGTGCCGTTAATAGTTGCCACTTTCTTCCTCGCCTACGTTCCCAGCATCATCGCCTGATGGCGAGGGCGTGTCCCCAAATGCGTCGATCGTATTCACTGGCTTGTACTGGCTAGCGCCAGAACCATTGACCGCTGATGGATCTGTGTCCGTAATGATGTTCATCTCGTCGAGCTTGGCTAGCTCTGCCTGACGGGCAACAAGCAATTCATCCAGATCGCCGCCGTTTTCCGCGACACAATCAGCAAGAGTTTTGAACCCGCTGCGCACTGCATCCTTTTGTGCGTTGATTTCTTTTTGCGGGTCAACGTAGGAATATCCACGGAAAACCCAGCGGACAGCCTCATAACGTTCAGGCTCGGTTTCGTAAGTAGGCAGACTTAAGGCACCGCTAAGCACCGCCATCTCCAGCCAAGCGTCATAAATAGGCTGATAGAACTGCTCACGCATCAACTGCTGAATCGACCGCCAGTTGTCGCGATCCTGCAGCAAGGCCAGCCGAGAGGAGCTGTAATTGCTTTGTGAATAATCGTTACTAATCGTTTCGTAACTGCACCCAACCCCAGAAGCCAGGGCTCTTAGCTGTGCTCTAAGGAATGGTTCGTACTCTCCCGTTGGTGAATCCATGTCTGGAATTGTCACCGTTTCGCCAGGCTGCAAATACTTGAACTGCCCAGGCTCAAAGCCTGAAACACGCTCGCCGTCATAAACCTCACCGCCTGGATCTAGCTCACCTTCTGGCGATTGGATGAATCCCATCAATGCAGAACTGGCGCGAGCACGCACAACGCTGGCCTGTTCCCACCCATCTAGGTGGTGCATCCGCTGCATTCCGCTTGCAAGCCAAGGCACCCCACGGGTTTGACCAGGCCGACCCGATGCACGGTCAAACAAGTGAACAACATCTTTGGCCGGGACAATGATGTGCCGGCGTTCTTTCGCCTGCGTTGGAAATGCAGTATCCCCAGGGTGACGGCTTAAAAACGCATAGTTCAGGGCTCGCCCAAAACGATCGATTTCAATTCCCATGCGCCACACAGACCCAGCTGTGCGAGCAGGACTTTGATAATCCTCGTCTAGTTGATCAGCCTCAAGAACTTCAAGGGCAAAATTGACCTTGCTACGGCCAAACTTTTGGCGAACAATGCGTACAAAAACTTCGCCGCTTTCGCACATTGACGAAACAGCAAGCTTCTCAACATCGGCAAAGCACAATTGGCCTGCCGTATTGCAACTGTCCTTACGGCCCCAATCAGACCAAGCCTTTTCAATTTGCTCGTTGATTCTTGTATCTAGCTTTCCTCCACGTTGTCTTTTAATCTGCGCCTGCAACCTGACGCCAGTGCCAACAACAGAATTGCGAACAACGCGAACAGTTGACTTGGCGTAATCGTTATCACGCACAAGCTGACGCGAGCGAGACCGCAGACGCTTAAGGCTGCCTTTTATCTCTTGGTCGGCAGAAGTTACAGAAGTAACCCAATCGCTTGTAAGGCGGCTTGCTTGCGCAGCGCCAAACATGCGGGATCTAGACCGCGGCATTGGCTCAGGATTTGAGCGCCACAATTCACGCCATGCAGATCGAACGCCCATGTCAGAACCTCACGTAGAGAGAATGTGGATCGCCCAAACCGTTTGCAATCATTGCGGCCTTGCGCTCTCGAACAACAATAGCTTTAAGTTGACTTTCGCGAACTCTTAATTCAGCAAGATCAATCCGCTTAAAGGTGCGGTTGCCGATTGAGTATTCAGCAGCCTTGTCACTGATGATTGCCCGGATTGCTGTTGTAACTGCATCCAGATCTTGCTCAGCCTGAGTGCGACCATCGAAAGCCCCAGGCTGCCCGGTATAGGCAAGGCTTGAAAAGACTTCTAGTCGTCCACTGCCAAGCGTAAACTTTTCTGAGCCCTTAGATGCCTCAGCATAAAAAAACCATTGGCCGGAATCAAAACCAGAGCTATCAGTTGCACTAATGCTGAACTCCCACCCCGTGCCATAAGACGTGCCGGTGACTGTATGGCCCTCATGATTAGTGTTTGTCCTTAGGTAGTAAACAAGAGAATAATTTCCAGTACCACTTGTAATGCTTTCGTTTAACGGGCCGATAGCAGCATCATCCCGCCACTTGACCGTGGTCCCTGCATAAATTTGTTTTGGGATGTTCACGTCACCAAGTGTTCACGAACGACTTCACCGGCTTCGCCGGCTTATTGCTTGATTTTAGCGGTCTCTTGCCCCCTGATTCCAGTTTCTCGCGTAAGTTTTCCCACATCGTCAACTTAGGCAAGCGTCTGGAATACAACAGCATGGCGGCATAGGCATAAACAAAACAGTCAAGAGCTTCGTTTCTTGCTGATGCTTTCTTGACGTATTCTCTGATTGGAAAGCCTCTGTGAAAACGCAACCGCATTTTCTCGCTGGTTAGCTGCTCGAAGTATTCATGATCAGCAGCTAAGCCAAAGTTAATGCTCCCTAAGCCTTCCTTGTGACGCATACGGCCAAACAACGTGGTCTTAATCGTGTCAGTGCCAAGCATGTATAGGGTCACGCCCTTTCTGATCGTTTTACCGCGCCAGCTCACGTCAACTTTGCTGCCCTTACCTAGCGCCGCGCTGTTGCGTTTGCTGCTGCCTTTGATCGGCACAGCACCTTGGCGCAATCTGTCGCGCACATAGTTATAGGTCTCATGCGTGCAATGACCGCCTGAGTCAATTGCCATCTGAGCAATCGTCAAATGCTTGCCGCCTTCTGTGTCCCATTCAGTTTTAAGAACTTGATCTAGCTGGCCCCAAACCTCAACAGCAGTTGGATCACCTTGCAACTTGGAATGCCAGATCAACCAACCTGTTTCACCTGCGCCCCACCCCCACACAGATATTTCAAGACGATCGTCTTGTACGTCAACACCAGCCGTCAACAGCACAACCCCTTCAGGACAAATGCCCGGCTTGTACTGCAAACGCTTTGCCATCAAGCCATCAGCGTTGACCTGTGCCGCGAAGTCCTCACTAAACGTCTCCGCCAAACGCGTATTGACAAAGGTTCGCAACGCTGCCGGGTCAGTCTTAGCCCGCAAGAAATCTTCAGCAAGCTGGCTCCAGCTAGCCCAGCCCAAAGGGCTATACAAGCCATTCAGCTGAAAGCCTGCCGTCTTCCCGTCAAAGGGTGCATGGTTCCGCCACTCGCCCTGTGGCAAAAACCGCGTCTTGTGATGCTCTTCAAAACGTTCCTTGCAATGCTCGCACTCATATTTTGCTGTTTCAGGTTTGCCCTTGTCCCACTTCAGCCGCGGCCACTGCAGATGTTGAAACTCTCCACAGGCTGGACAAGGCACGTAGTAATAACGCCGATCAGAATTAAGAAACTCAGTCTCAATACGGCTGAAGTCTTTGACCGTCGGCGTTGACGTCAGCAAGATCTTGCGCCGTGCAAATGTCGTCGTCCTTCTTTCCGCAAGGCTCACAGGATCACCCTCCCCCTGGATCTCTTGCATCGCGTCGATCTCATCCATAAACAAGTAACGACAAGGCGCAGACCTAAGACCAGTCGCAGAATTGGCACCCGTCAGCAACATAATGCCTCCAGCAAATTCTTTTGAAAAAAGTGTGTTGCCGCTATCTCTTGACCTGGCCGGTGCAATCTTCCTGGTTAATCTTGGCGTGTCTTGGATCATGCTTTCCAGCCTCTGCTTTGACAGACGCTTTGCCATCTCAATTGTTGGCTGTACGCACAGCATCGGCCCCGGTGCATGGTCGATCACGTAACCCAGGAAGTTCATTCCTGACTCACTTTTTCCACTTTGCGCTGAAAACATCATCACCACGCGTTGCACAGGGTGATCACTAGACAAGCAATCCATCGGCTCGCGTAAATACGGCGTTCTATCCGTACGCCACAACCCAGGCTCTGCACTCGCCTTGCTGCTCAGCCTTCGATACTTGTCAGACCATTCAGAAACAGTCAGTGGCTGCTCAGGTCGCAGCCCTTCTAAAAAACCTTCGCGGTATGGATTAAGCATCACACAGCTCGATCAAACATTGCCTGTGCTCCTGCACCAACATTTGGTGGATGCGTGACGGATCACTTTCACCAGCCAGCTCATTGCTCAAACGATCAGCAAGGTTCGCCAATGACTCGCGCACCGCTCGCGCCATCGCAAAGCTTTCCTTTTGCACTTGCGCGGCTGGTACTAAATCTTGCAACTGCTGCTCTGTACTTATCCTCGCCAGCTCCGCGTTGTAGTGCTCTTTCCTTGCGCGGCTTGTGTAAAAGTCCGGGACTTCTTCCTCTGGTGTCCTAATAACCTCAGCAACTCTTACAGGGTCCAACTGCCTTGGGGCCATCGTTGCAGTCCATATTTTGCTGGCTTTGTCCAGATCCATTGCCTTTTTCTTGCCTCCGTTGTCAACCAAAGCATCGTCTAGTCTTCCGTCCTTAATTGCCTTATAAACCGCTTGGCGACTGACTCCTGTCACCTTCGCAAAGGTGGCCGGGCTAACCATTTCACTCACTTGGTTGTCACTTCGTTGTCAAAATCCTAGCTTGGTTGACAATTGGTTGACAAACTCCACGCTAAGTAAAAAACGAGTCTTCTTTTTTTTTTCTCTTTC